AAGAGCTGTTGAGGAATTAGAATTTCTATCAGGATTTGATGGAACCTTTTCTGATATCTCGGTTATAGACGCGGGCGTGTCTGTGGTCATAGATAAAGAAGACTTATTTGACGTAGGCGAAGTTGTTCTTGTTAAAATACAAGTAAAAGATTTAGATGGAAGTTATTACAATTTTGAATATGTATTTAAAACAATACCTTTAGAGCCTATATTGGAATTATCATCTCCAGAAAGTGGAGATTTAATTCAATCAGATCAAGTTTTGTTCTTACAGTTTAAAGATGAAATAGATGATATAAATACCAGCAGTATAAATATTTGGCTTAATGATCTGCCAATCGTCGTAGATGGAGAGTTTGAAGAATACTTCGACGGAGACTCCTCAGCGGTAACGAAAATAACAGATGGAGCCTCTGTCAGAATAGAGCCTACGGAGCCATTTAGAGATGGGGCGTATATTCTAAAATATACTGTCGAAGATACATCTGGCAACTTATTGCGAGGAAAATTTTCTTATACAGTAGATCTTCCAGAGGTGATGCTTTCATCTACTTTTCCTCAAATTAAATTCTTAGGCTTTGCTCAGGGCATAAAAAAAGTTTCTAATATGGGCAGAGGAGATATGCTTAAGTTAGAGTGGAATCAACCTGTGTCTAGATCTTATAAAGGTGATTCTTTTGTTTTAATTTTCGAGAATGAATCAAGATTGGAAATTTTTGATTCAAATCCAAAATATATAGCAACTTCAGAGAATACTTGTGCCGATGTTTCAGGCTTTACTCCAGGGCTGACCCTGGCCTTTGCAGCAAGAGCCTTAGAGACGTTTAGCGGCACTCTTGACATAAGCGAAATGGAAGAGGCTGCAGATGGATTATATGCAGTTCCAGATGATATTGAGATTTCAGAACAAGTATTGCAAGATTCGACAATATTTCCTGTATCTTCGACAGAAGGATATCCTGCTTCTGGAATTTTAATAATTAATGATTCAGAAGTAATTAGATATACAGCAAAAACAGATACTTCTTTTTTGCTTCCAACCGGAGGCCGAGGATTAAATGGTACAAGTCCAGGAATATACATTGCTGGTGATTCGGTTAAGATGTTTTTGGCCTGTCAAGATAAAAACTCTGTAATAGTGATTGCCACTCCAACGTATGTAGACGGTTATGAGAGCGGAAGAGAAGTTGACGGTACTGGATTGGTCATAACAGATTACTCAGATAATGATAAAAAGTTTTTTCAAGGATTTGATTTTTGTGGATATCACAGAGCTATTCCTCAACAGATTTTTCAGGGAACAGATGATTGCGGAAGTTATCTGGGAGGAGAGTCTAATAAGTTTAGAGGAATGAATCTATTCGACAGAATGCTGAACAGAGAGGAGGTTCTTCTAGATCAAGTTGGAGAGCCGGTAATCTTATTGAAGAGAATATGGGACGGAGAGATCTGCAGCTGTTCTGACTCAAGAAGAATGCATCCAAAGGTTAAGTCTTGCAAGAGTTGTTATGGAACAGGATATAGTGGAGGCTACAGTCAGTATGACTATAAGCGAAGGTCAGACGGAAGGGTTATGCTAATGTTCGGAGATACTGTTGAGGACCTAAAGCTTGGCCCTCATGCGCACTTAGAGCAGCAATATGAGCCTTCAGGCTGGACTCTGCCTAATCCGGCAATAAGGGATAGAGACTTGATAGTTAGGTTTGATTTTAATGATGATGTAGAATATATTTATGAAGTATTAGATGTAACCAAAGATAAATTATTCTATAGACATTTTACAAGACAAAGAATGAGACTGAAGAGGTTGGATAAGACAGATATTGTCTATACCTTTTCGTATTCTTTAGATACTTAGGAGTTTAAAATAATGTATTGGATAAAAAACACTGCCGGAAAACCTGATGCGATGTTAACGTTTGCTTTCTTAGCGTTTTCAGTAGTAACATTAAACATTTTGTTAGCCACTTTTGGTAGAATATCTTATAAAGAGTTTGAAATAGGCTTTCAGTCTATGGAGGCTGCAGCTATGACGGCTTATCTTGCGGCTACGTTTACAGCGTATGTAACTAGGCGTTGGACGGATAGGAAGTATTCGCCGCCAGAAGAGGAAGAGGAAAACAACAGTGAGTGAAGAAGCTACAGATAAGAAAACTTTTTGTGGAGCAGTTTCTAACTTTTTTAAAAGTATTGGTTTAAAAGTTAAGCTTATACTTGGGGCTATAGTAGGCATCTTTGGATTCATATCTATTTTTCTTTTAAGAAAAAAGATGAATGCTCGCCAAATTCTCGAATTAGAACTAAAGAAGGTTCGAGAAGAAATCGAGATCGAGAAAACGCAAGAAGAAATCGATAGAAATGATGTAAAGATCTTGCTGTTAGAGGGGCGCATAGAAGAAATTAAATTAGAAATCAAAGAGCTTGAAGAGTTTGAAGCACGAGACAGCGTTTCCGATGAAGAGCTTGATGAATTCTTTGACGACAGAGGGTTTTAATGTTAAAAAAAATAAATAAACTTATACTTTTTTCTAAAAATGAAAATAATGAAATTCACAATAAGCTTGTATCTATCGCAGCAAAGGTTGAGAAAAGACTTTCTTCGGGAAAAACATACCTTCTAATAGACACAAGAGAGATGGAGTCATTGGTTTCGCCAAATAGTGTGGACAAAGAAGAAGGGGTAGGAGAAATGGGGTTAGAGTTATGAATTCGTTTTTAAACCAGATTATTTCATTGGTTGTAATTATGTCAATTGTATTTACACCAAGCATAAGCTGGGCCGGAGATATTGTCACTGCAGGCACTGAGCTTACAGTAGATTCTTATGTTTTTACCATAGAGGAAGCAACGAATCTTCTTAACAGAATAGAGGAGTTGGAAGCAAAAGAGAAAGAGCTAGATAGATATATAGAGTTGGAGTCTTTAAGGGTTCAGCAAATAGATTTATATAAACTTAATTTAGACTATACTCAATCACAAGTAGATAGATATGCTCATCTAAACGTAATAAACCAAGATCTTATTGATCGTTATAACAAAAGAGATAGACTTCAAACTTGGGAAAATATAGGATTCTTAGCTTTGGGGATGGCATTGACAGTTGGGGCCTTTGTAGCTGCAGATGCCATTACAGATCAAATGGAAGTTAGCACTGGTGTATCAACCAGTTTCTAATACTAATTTTTTTTTAATGAATATAGATCTTAAAATTATAAGGATTATTAATGGCGAAATCAAAATACCCAGATAAGCTCGATACGTCTATTGAGATACCCGCTGTTAGAGATAACATTATTGAGATTGGATCCGATGTTCTTAATAGTGTACGCACAGCTATATTTCAAATAGAAAGAACTCTTGGTATAAATCCGCAAGGCGCTGTCGGTAATACTGTATCTGATAGACTGAATAAATCCTTAGACGGTAATGGAAACATATTAAAGGAAGCTCTAGACAGAGCCAATGTATTAAGCGGGCCAGTTGTAGATAAGGATGTTTCTAAAAATGCTGCAATCAACGAAAGCAAGTTAAGGCTCGACTATCCAACGCAATTATTACAAGATGAAATATCTCAAATAATAAGCCAGCTGACTATAATCCTCACTACACTGGAAGAGCTTGCTGTGCTACTGAATGCACACGTTCATCCTGATGCAACGAATAGACATTACGCCAAAGCAATAACGGTAGAGGCAATTGATTCAACAGGATCAGAAGTTGGAATGGTTTCTGTTGATGTAGCTACTGCTCAAGATGTTTTTGAACAAATTTTTCAATCTCATATAAATTATGACGGAAGTGATATATCAATATCAAACAGGTCGCATGAAGCTGATCAATTATTCTTTGATAACGAAGATGTTTCTGCATACACAAGCGCAGAAGATGTACAAGAGGCTATTGAGGATGTTTATGAGTACACCATTGGCCAACTTGATATACATCAGAACAAGCAACATGATAATGGAATTTTAAAATCTTCAGTTATTACATCGCCTGAAGATAGTGATGAGGGGATTCTGCTTGTTGAGGAATCAGGTGTAAACTACAGCGCTACTAGCCCTTCGGAAATAAAACAGGCAGTAGTTGTTAGGTTTGACGACCCTCCTGATGCTCCAGAAATAGAAATTAAAAAATCAGATATATTAAAAATTACAGATAACTCTGGTTCTACTGAATATCAAATTTTTAAAGTTAATTATTCAGCAAGCGGCTCTACCATAGAGTCTGTAGAGGTTTATGGGCATTTTATAGAAAGATCATCAAGTGTATCTGTAGCTAAAATTTATAGAAACATGAACAAAGAAGCAAACCATGGAGGCTTGTTAACTACCGCTAGAGAATACCAGTCTATTACATCGACCTCCTATAGCAATGCAGATATTATTCAGATAGCAAATCCAGATGCTTCAACAATTATATCTAATCATATAAATCCTTCTGAGATTTCATTAACAAATAGATATTTTAATATAACTGTTGATGACGGCAATGAAATAGAATTAGATATATATGATGGCACCGCAGCCAGTCAATCTCTTGACACTATTATAAAAAACTTAAATGCTCAATTTTCAGAAAACGCATTAAGCGTATCTGCATATAGAGTAGATTATGATGAAAATAAATCTCCTGAATTAGCCCTTGTTCATTCAATCCCAAGCGATACTTCGAGTTCTCATACTCTTATGGTATCTAGAGGTTCGGATGATGCTCTGGACTCTCTAGGTTTGGAAGAGTTTGAAGATACAACTATCAACTCTGGATTAGGAACTGCATATTATATACAAGGCAAAGAATATAGCAGCCTTGGCGTAAAAATGGCAGAAATAGGGCTCACTCTATTATCAGGAACAGCATCAGTTACTTCTTCCACAGTAGATTTTGAAGAATATGGAATAAGAGAGGGCGACCTATTGGTTGTGACCGGATCGCCCAGTGATGATGGAACATATGTTATTCTTCAAGTGACGACAAGCAGCTTGGTTGTAGACAGGAATCAATTATCTGGAAACAAATGGTCAGGCGAGTCAGATGCAGAAACAGAATTTTATATTTATAAAAACTCAATATCATTAAATCAAATGGAGTTTGATATATCGGGCACAGGAGGTGCTAACGGATCTATTTGTGATGTTTTTATGGATTACAATAGAAATGTTTTTTACAATGTAAGATTAGAGTACGGAATTGAAGCTCTTCCTGCAGGAAACAGTCTGATATCAATTGTAGATTTCAATGGAGATGTTTCTTCATATGAAGGAACATTGCTTGCTGAGCCTGATGATGCTGCGTCACCAGCGTATACCATACTAACCTTAGATGACGGTCCTATTATCGAACTTAAAGGTGTAGAGAATCAGTATATAGAATTAAAATCTGGCACTGATGATGTAACATTATTAATTTATATTGAAGATTCCGATAATATCTTGACATTTTTTGGATCAGCTAGTGATATAACTATTCCTATTCTTGGACACGAAGGTGTAAATGAAGAAGAAAATATGCTTCTTTCCAGAGCCTTGTTTGAGTCTGGTTCTGCTAGGATCGCTGGAGCCGGAGCCGAATTCCCAAGATTATTCAGAAAGATGCGCAGAGGAAATATTTCTCAAAAAGATCTTGGAACTGATGCAATTTATGCAAATCAACAGAGGCCTTTGGAAGAAACTAGATCAAATGGAGTTATTTTCGGCCTTGAAGTAAGCCCTTCTGCTACGTCTATAGATGCAAACAATCATTATGCAATAGATATAGTTCCTGGTGTTTGCTACGTAAAAGGAAAAAGATTTGAAATTAATAAAAAAGAAAATCTGATCACAGGAATAGAGGCCGCCCCAACTGGGCCAGATAACTTTTTTGTAGCAGTTGATCAATGGGGCAGCATCGTATTCGCTCCTGCAGATGGAGTAACCTGTGAATGTCCTTTCGATCCTTCTAATTATTGTATTTTAAGCTCTGTAGAATATGATTTAGCAACAGTTGTTGCTATCGATTTGAGATTGCTTATTAACGATTTAGACCTTACGGTTCTCAACTCAATAACGGTTAGTCCGCAGAAGGGAATGGGGCATTTTTCTGAAATTGGACCAGCATTAAAATATGCTAAAAGATTTTCTAAAATGTTTCCAAAAGCTGGTGTCCCAACGGTTCATTTGAAATCTGGAGTTCATAAAGTTGTGATCAATACGGGGGTTCTGATTGGAAGCTATACTGCTGCTGATGATAGACAGGCATCATCAGATTATGGAACTTGGATAAATTTTCCTGTAAATATAACCGGAGAAGGCTATTCGACGGTTTTGGATATGATTAAGGTATATGGCGACCAAGACGAGTCACATGATGATAGGGCAGATTCTGGCAATCCAGAGCATGATGCTTTTTTATATATTGTTGGACCTGGGCTTGATGCATCTCTGCCCGATGGGGATTCTGATGTGCTAAGTAGTGGCTTCGTAACTTTAAGCAACTTTAGAATGAGACTCTGTGCGTTGTATCTTATAGATCCAAGTGTCAAGGATGGAGATGGAAACAAACTCAACTGGGGAGTAAAAGTTGATAATATAATATTTGATCTATCGGAAAAGTCTGGTTTCGGTGAGTATAATCATGGAGTTATTCTCTCCGTGGTCGATACGGTGGCGTCCACTATAGGTTCTGGCAACATAGCGATATCAAATTGCCAATTTTTAAACTCACATATAAAGACTTCGGACTGGGCTGCTGCTGATCATCGAAATATAAGTATTGTAAATAATACGTTTAGAGGCTCTGGAGAGGGAACGGAAGATGGCGAAGATCATTATGCTGTTTACACAGCAGGATTTGGACATATATTTGGGGTCAGAGACTCTCCGGCAGAAAATAATATAGAGTTTAGAGGAAATGCTATTGCTGATCATGATAGTGATTCGATTACAGGAGGAGTCACGGCATATATTGATGATTCAGGCACAAGGCCTTGGGGGGACAGGATAAGCAGAAACCTGGTCATCGGAGGAGACATTGGAATAAAGACCTCTTCTCCAGATGAAATGCTTCACTTAAAGGCCGAAGATGGGGGTAGTGCTTTTGTAAAGTTAGAGGCAGACCCTGATAATTCTTCTGAATCTGGAAACGCCGGCATAAAAATGTCTCAAGATGGCGGAAACAGCAGGGGGGAGGTAAGGCTTGAAGGTGAAGCTGCGGCAACTTATACAGATTCTCTTCAAAATGCTTTATGTTTAAACAGCAACCTTCTTACCGCTATAAACTCTGCCGTTCAGCTGGGCACAGAAGGAGACATGATTCTTACGGTTAGAGATGGAAAGGTTGGAATATTAGAAAATGATCCCAGCTATAATCTACACGTTGTTGGAAGTTCATATATAGATGGAAACCTAGACGTATCCGGAACCATTACAGGAACAATTTCCGATCTTGCAGCCGGGTCGTCGGTGGATGGGGATTTCACAGTAGTAGGCGACTTTTACGTTACTCCTGAAGTAACGGATGCCAAGGAGGTCATCTTTGATGGAGTTACGAAATTTCAGATCCTGTCCGATGTAGCCAATACTGCTTTAAACGGAAAGGTGGCCATCGGAACATCATCATTGTCCTCCGGCTCGGCCTATGGCTTATATGTTCATAGCGATATTAATATCAAGTTAGACTCTACTGATGATGCATATCTTTATCTCGACTCAGGAAATAATTATAATGCAGGTATATATTTGCAACAAAATGGATCTACAAAGTGGGTGCTGTATAATGATTATAATGCAGTAGAATACAATGATAATTTTATTATTCAAACTGGCTCAAGTAAGCGTTTGCAGATACGCGACGGCGTGCCGGGGGTTTTCGTTGGGGATGTAAGCAATCTGGAAGCTGAAAATAAACAAGGTCTTCACATAAAACAAAGTGATAATGCTTATAATACCGGGCTTACACTGGAGAGTGGACTTTCCAATAACTGCTGGAACCTTTGGTATCACTGGGATAGTCCTGACGCAGAACTTCATTTCACATGGGACAGTGGCACCGACGGCGCCGGGACGACTTACGGATACATTACAGATGCCGGTGGTGGTGGCGCTTTGAACTTTACGGGTCAACATCGTACTTCTGCTGATAAAAGTATTATGATACCTGATAATATAGGCAAAATTGTTGTGTCGAATGGAGTTTATAAAAATCTTGATAATAGCGGAAAACCGACTATATCAGAATCATTGCCAGAAGTTCTTTTAAGTAATGCTCGAAATGACAAAAGAGTTTTCGGAGTTATGGCAGACATAGAAGACACAGATTCCGAAGAGCGCAAATACCGTTATGGAGGAAATTTTGTTTCAGTGCAGCCAAAGGATAAGGGGGATGTAAAGCTTATGATAAACTCCCTTGGAGAAGGGGCCGTTTGGATCTGCAACATAAATGGAGATCTTGAAAATGGAGACTACATAACAACTTGTGAAGTTCCAGGCTATGGAATGAGACAGGATGATGACTTGCTTCATAACTATACGGTTGCAAAGATTACTCAAGATTGCAATTTTGATTTAGATAGTAATAATTACGATTGTGTCGAATTCGACTTCGATGGACAAACTTATAAAAAAGCATTCGTCGGATGCACTTACCACTGTGGATAATAGGATATATTAAATGGCAAAGTCAAATTACCCAGATAAATTAGATACATCAGTAGAGATTCCTGTAATTAGAGATAATATTACAGAGATAGGCTCCGATGTGCTTAATAGTTTGAGGTCGGCAATATTTAATATAGAAAAGACCTTGGGGATAAATCCGCAAGGCGCAATAGGCAATACAGTCGCTGCGAGATTGTCTAATGCCATGGATGATAATGGAAATATTACCAAAGAAGCATTGGATAGATCTAATGTTCTTTCTGGACCAATCACAGATGCTGATGTTTCAAAGGTAGCGGCTATTGACGAAAGCAAGCTTCGACTTAATTATCCAACTCAATTACTGCAAGATGAAATATCTGTTTTAGATAATAAGATTGAGCTTTTCATAGCAACATTAGAGGAGCTAAATGCAATATTGTCTGCTCATGTTCATCCTGATGCAGTAAATAGACACTATGCTCAAGCTATAACTGCCGTAGCTGCAGATGTAGAAGAGTCATCTAGTGCTACAATGACCTTAGAGGATGGAAGCCTGCAAGAAGTTTTAGAAGAAATATATAATGCTCATATAAATTATACTGGAGAAGGAATTGAGTTAGAAAATAATTCACATCAAGCCTTGCAGCTTTTCTACAACAATGATGATACATCTGATTTAATCCCTTCATCGAGTGTGCAAGGAGCTATAGATGACTTAGCCGCTCTGGAAGGTCAGAGTGTAAGAAATTCTAATTTAAATTTTAACTCAAACGGAATAGTCAGAACGGGCTCTGTATATGATGAGTTTGAAGATGAAGATGTAGGCACAATACTTGTAGAGGCAAGCTTAATAACTTATGATGCTCCAAATGATTCCAGTAAACATACTATTTCTTTCTCAGAGGGGCCGACGCCACTTGCTGATCCAAAGCCTTTTGATGTATTAACAATATTAGATTCTCCAGATGAAGATGACAATAAAGAATATGTAATATCAAAAGTAGAGCTAACCGTAGATGGAGATATAAGTAACGTAGAAGTCTTTGGAGGCCCAAGTTATGAGATCACAGTTGGAACGACTGCGAAAATAACAAGAAGCATATATTCTACTTACAATGAAAATGGATTAAACTGTGCTGTTAGACCAAGATATCTAAAAAGCAATACTCCAGACATACAAGTAGCTCACCCAAATGCTGCAACCATTATATCGTCAGGCATAAAGCCAGAGAATCTTTTAGAGGGATCAGTTGATACTATAGCTTTAGAGATAGATGGAGGAGATTCTGTTGAAATTCCTCTTTATAATTCTAATTACGAAAATCAAACTATTGATACTATTGTTCATGCAATAAATGAATATGTTGTAGAAAACAAATTAAATATTCTTGCATACAAGCTTAGATCATTAAGATGTTTCGAATTAGCAATATCTCATATTCTTCCAAACTTTAGAGAAGATTCAAAGAATAGGACTATAAAACTAGTTGAAGCATCATCAAATGATGCATCAGAAATTTTGGGAATGTCGTACCTTTTAGACAGAGAAGTAGAAGGATCCGCAGGAAATGCTTACCATATCAATGGAAGGCTTTATGAAGACTTTGGCCAAATAAAAGAATACTCATCTAGTTCTGTTTCAATAAGCTCTGGAACGACAGATATAGATTCTATAACAGCAGAATTTATAATAGACGGAATAAGGGCCGGAGATCTTTGTGTAATAGAAGGATCATCAGATTCAGATGATGATGGAACATACAGAATACACTCTCTTGATAATGATATCTTAACTCTTGATTCGGCTGGCTCAGCTTTATCCGGAGAGCTTTCAGAAGATTCTTCTGTATTTATAATAAGATGCACAGCGCCAATTGGCGAAATGGAATTTGAAGAAATCGATGGATTAATCATGATTGATGTATTTGTTGATGAAGAAAAAAATATACATTTTCAAAGAAAAGCGGAGATGACAGGAACTTTGCAAAGCGGCACATTTTATGCTGTTGTCTCTGATACCTCTGCAGGATTCATAGTCGATGGAGATGATTATACATTGCATGTAGACTCCTCTGGAATGGCTTATTTGGAACAAAATCCAAGCGGATCAGTAGGGGCGGAAGTTTTCGTAGGAGGAACAGGACGTTATAAAGTTTTTTCTAATGACGGAATGGCTTATGTGGTTCTTGATGTATATACAACAGATCTTCCCACTGGCAGCACAAGCTGCAATCTTGTAGGCTATAACAGTGTAAGCAGAAGTGTATTGCACCTATGTAGAGGCATATATTCTTCTAAGCTTGGATTTATTCTCGGAGATTTAACCCCAGGTGTTGGTGGGGCAATCCCAAGGCTTATAGATAAAAGAACAACTGGAACCACCGATGATACAATTATATCAGAACCATTTCTTGAAAGATATATTCAAGGCCCTAGAAACGAATTGCGTGGAAGCGGAATTATAAGAGCGGCTAGTATAGATAGCGCTGTAGATAACGCAGATGGAACATGCACAATAACGGTAAACCCAGGAGTTCTTGTTGTCAACGGAGTTAGGTTTGAATACCTGGGAGTTCAAGAGCTTCTTTATAGATATGGAGAAGATGAAACTGATTTAAATAATTTTTATATCGCATTGGATGGGTTTGGCTGCTTGACTATCGAAAACGAAGTAGATACAGACACAACTGGAATTGACCCTACTTTTGTCTCTCCATTTTCAAACCAAGCTGTAGCTCATCTTGGTTACGTAGAGCCAGATGGTGTAGGATCAACATTAACTCCAACAGACTTGAGACTTTTTGTCGATCATCTGGATTATAAGCTTATAGCAGATATAACGGTTGCCAATGATCAGAGGTTTGGACATTTTACAGATATTAAGGCAGCTGTGGATTATGCTAGGATGTTTTCCAAGATGTTTCCGGATATGGGAACCCCAAGTGTTCTTATAAAAGAAGGTGTTCATGAAGTAAGCGAAACAATCTTAATAGACTTTGATTTAACTATTCGCGGAGAAGGCCCCCAGGCTATAATCGTCAGAGATCCAGACGGAGATATTGCAGCAGGAGCGGGTGATGCGGGAAAAGAAAGTTCGATATTTTTAGTTGGAAGTGGTACAGATATTTATGACTATACAACACTTGCTTCGTCTGAGGATATAGTTTATGGGGTAACTTTTGAAAATTTTACATATAAACAATCTGCAGAACTTACAGATGAGGGTTCTGTTATTTATATTGTTCAAGAAACAGATGCCGGCAACTCTCCAGATGCTATGTTTAGAGTTTCTAATATAAATTTTGTAGGAATTGGTCGAGGCCTTACGGATAATCTCGATGCTACTGGCGTAGAGTGGACCGACCCATACGAGTTTGCTGTGAGGTTGGGGGTGATAGACTCAAGACAATTTGGAAATTTAATTATAAAAAATTGTTATTTTAATTATATGGGATTTGGAGATGGTCCTGTTTTTCTTGATTCTGATAACACTTTTGTAAATATTATTATAACTGAAAATATTTCGATGAATACTGTTTATGACAATACTACCTCTACAGGTAATAATGGAATTATTAGCGCAATATGCCTGACAGCTGGATACGGATCTACATTTATCGGGGTTGTAGAGGCAAATAATGTATCAGATGATCAATACTAGAGAGAGAAATGTCTAAGCCAAAAGAACAATCAGCAATAGATACAATCTACATAATATTAGATAAACTAGAGCTTCTTGACAAACGGGTTCAGGTTATAGATGATAATGTAAAAATCCTTAGCAATAAGGTGTCGAAGCTGAACAGGAATGCTGCAGTGGCTGCTGTTACTGCTCCGTCCTCTTTTGATAAGAGTTTTACTGAGCCTAGCCCTCGAAAACAACAAAAAGTTGAAAAATTGGTCTTAGGCAAAATAAAGACTTATGGATACATCGTTAACAAGGTTAAGGTGCCTATAGAGGACGTAATTGTAAACGTATATGACAATAATAATAAGCTGGTTAAGAACTCAAAAACTAATGGAGATGGGTATTGGGAAGTTCGGTTGCCTTCCGGAAAATATGGAGTAGAATATATACACAAAAAGTTCAAGCCAATTAATAGGGTCATAGAACTTTCTGATGAACTCCGTGAATATGAGGTAAGGTAATGTTTGCTGTAAAAATTTTTAGTAAAAAAAGAAGAAAAAATAATATCCTAGAACGAACAATTCAAAATCTATCTGATTTTCTTAAGAAAGAAATGAGTTGCAGTGTGAATATTGTTTCTGATAATAATTCCATAGAAATGGTTTCTGGTAATTTAGATACTAATAATGGTGAGATTATTACAGAGTTAATGTTTAAAAAAACCATCGTTCTTAATGTTGATGATTTAAACGATAAACAGAATTTAGATAAGTACGTTAAAGAGATTAAGCATTTTTGCAAACAAGTTTCTAGCATAGATGAATTGAAATATTTGCCGATAAATTTTAGGGAATTAAAGAATGATAGATGAACAGAATTTACCCGGAACAGGATCCAATGGTGATCATGTAGTCTATTCTAGTTTTTTTTCTGATAATCATATTGTTCAACAGACGGCGATTGTTCATCCGAAGACATTGTTAATTGATGGCTTAAGAAAGGTTTTTAGAGGTGATTCTATATTTACATATAGAGATGATGAATATGGATATCCTCTTACTCCGGATCAAACAGGAATAGATATAGATTCAGAAGAGACCACGAAAATATTAATAAGTGATACATATAGATATGAAGTTAAGTTTTTCCCAGCAATTGTAGTTAAGTCAAGTGGCGGCTCTTACAAGCCTTTGTCTTTTAATCAGAATATGACTTATAAATACAGGACAGACCTTGTAGAGACAGATTATGGGTCCAGAAAGGTAATTAGCACGCCAACACACAGAGTGTATGCAGGACGTTGGGATTTAGGGTTTGAGTTAGGGATTTACTCTGAAAGTCAAAGTGAATTAGAGGAGTTGGTAGACATAGTTTCTATGGCTATACAATATGTTCTATGGAATGAACTTAGAGCTAGTGGATTATTTGTGCATCAAGTAAGGATTGGGGCAGAATCTGCAGAGCCTTATGCTAATGACTATGTATATAATACAAGCGTTAGTTTAAACACTTATTCTGAGTGGAGAGTGGAAATTCCGATAGAAAATCTTGTGGAGAAGATAGCTTTTAGCATTCAGCCAACATGGCATCCAATTCCAGGTCAAAAAACACAGGCAGATTTACTATCCAGTCGGTTTGATGACATTATAGAACTAACAGAGATTTCCTAAAAGAATATAAGAAATGAAACTACTAATAATAAATAATTTGATGAGTTATTGCAAATGCGGAGGAATTTAAATGGCTAACATACCCGGAATTTCAGGCTTCATTCAACCTGGAGCTTTCGCAAGAGACAGAGTTGTCACTCGCGGCGTCTCTATTCCAGGTGGATTAAGAATAGTTTGCGTTATGGGCGAAGGCCGAAGCGAAGAAACTGTTGTTCAATCTGCTGTTGGAGGAGGCGAAGATGGCAGCTCTGATTGCAGCCCTACAGGCAGTGGTGATGGACGCTTTTTCAAGCACCAAAGCGCTCCAGTTATAAGCGGCAGAACAGAGCTTAGGTTGAATGGTACACTTCTATTTGGTATAGAAGACAACATTGACGCCAATGGATTTGATTCGGCTTTTGACTTTAGGCTAGATCCAGAAACTGGATGCCTTGAATTGCAAGGAGCCTCTATTGGCGACCAAGATGGCAATGGTTACTCTGCAAGCAGTATGAATATAGGAACTGGAACGATTATAGAGGAAACATGTGATCCATACTCTACTCTGGGTGTCCTTGACGAGACAGCACCAGCAGAAAGATGGACTGTAAGATGCGTGAGTGTTGTAAGAGACGCTAACGGAGATCCGATTCCTGGCATGGCAACTTTTACAGCTACAGGATCTGTGTCTGGCTTGATATATGATGACTCAGGAAGTGTTATAACTTTCCATAGTTCTTATTATACAAGCGGAAGCGGAGCAACGTCAGGGTCTGCAGATGAATGTATAGACGGTTTTATTCTTGTAGCAAGCACCGATACAGGCCGAGATGGTCGGGCAGATCTGAAAGATGGAGACGAAACCCCTCATACGACAGATTCATTTATTATAACAGGAGACTTAGTCTCTCATGGTCAGGTTTTGGCCGGAGACACTCTTTGTGTAGATGGATATGTTGGCATAGAGATTGAATCTCTTGAGTACGATAGTGGTACCGACGAAACAACCTTAACCTTAGTTACAGACGGCCTTGGCCCAGGAGATATTGAGACATGGACAGCGGATCTTGAGACCTGGGACATTAGAGCTACAAATCTTCTTATGGATGATCCAAGCGTTTCGCATGACCAAACAACTGGATTGCCAGATTCTGACGGAAGCTTTACAAGTGCAGACGTAGGAAAGACGGTACTGTTATGTCCTGGCACTAATTTTGCCGGAGGCAGATATACTGTTAGCGCAGTGACTTCTACCAGAAGACTTAGGGTGCATGAGCTTGATGATGAAAACGAAGGGTTTCCAGATATGGAAACTACAGGAGGAACAGGCCTCTCTGGGGTGAACGGACTTTCCGATGAAGGCTTGACCTTTCATATGCTAGAAAATAATGGCATTATACTATTAGGAATGCAAGAAGGTTCTGTTGCTTTTGAGGTGGGCGATAAATTTTATGTTGATGTAAACTCAAGAGCATTAGCTGCCGGAGATTCTTTAGAGGCAAATTATATTTATGAAGGCGATCTAAATGATCCGCAATTTTTCACAGAGGCTATAGATTTATTTAATAAGCATGGGGTTCCAAGCGAAGATAATACTCTTGCCCTTGGCTCTCAGATGGCTATGGAAAATGGCGCTCCAGGAATCTTAGCAATACAGTGCAAGCCTCCAGTTCCAAGAAGAACAACAGTAACCCTATTAGAAGAAAAAGACTCTTTAGGAGTCGGTGGTTTTTCAAGCTGTTATTCTGCAGGCACAGAATCAGGAGATGCTTGTGAGGTAGATGACTTAAGATTTGTTATTCCAAGACCGATTACAGGATTGCGAAATGGAATGCCCGATCCAGATTCCCGTGTAAATATTTTCTTTGTAAGAGATGGAGAAGACATACAGTTATTTCCGAACAAAGTTGCTTTTTACAATTCTCAGCTTGAATCTGATATTCAGCAAGGAAATTGGATAGACAGTTCTGATAATGCTTTCTCTTATACGATTGTTAACACAGGAGTAGACATTGTAGGAAACGGTGATCAAGGCGAGATTGATGAAGATACTACTGGAGTTTACTTTACTACATCAGAATTTGATTTTGACGGAGCACATGTTGGACACGTAATTGTTATAACTAGTTTAGAAGACTCTGCTGAAAGTTGGGATACAAGATCTGCAACAACCGCAGAGGATGAAATAGCGACAGAACTTGGTCTTTTGAATAATGGAGTAGAGCTTATAATTACTGCCATTGCAGATGATTCAAAAGTATATGTAGCAGACAACAATGACGGAGAAGATCTCTCTGGACTATTATCCTCATCTTATGAAGATGTTCAATACTTTATAAAGGATTTAGAAAGCAGCACTCAGGATGGAGCTCTCTTGCTTCACAAGGATCTTGTTACAAGCGGAGCCTTGAAAGAGGGAGATGGAATTAAGATTTCTTATATAGATGAGAATGATGCAGATTATTTTGATACTAATTGGTTTAATGCTCTTGAAGCTCTTGAGGCTGCAGACGCTCAGATAATGGTTCCACTGCCTTCACAGGCTATTTCATCTATATTTAGAGCAACAGTAAATCATTGTGAAAACATGAGCTCTGTTGCAAACAGAAAAGAAAGAGTCGCATTTATTGGCGCTCAGAAGGGAGTTACCTCGGCTGCTTTAATAGGCACAGAGGAAGTCGCTGTTGAAGATATAGGAATCATAGAAGGTATACAAGGTGATGATCCAGAAGAGGTTTTGAACGGAAACGTAGAAGACCTTGTTAACTTTAAGCTTAGTGATAATTATACAAGCAATAGATGTGTTTTCTTCTTCCCAGATGAGATTGTCAGGAATGTAAGTGGAACAAACATAGCATTACATGGATTTTATATGGCTGCAGCTGCTGCGGGATATTTATCTGCAAGACAAAATGTGGCAATACCATTAACGCACAAATCCTTATCCGGATTCTCTCTAACCAGAGACAAGGTCTTTAGGCAGGTTACTTTGAATAGCCTTGGTAACGTTGGAGCTACAGTCGTAGAGCCTGTTACCGGTGGCGGAAAAGTTCTTGCAGGAAGAACCACAAGCAATTCTGGATATGTTGAAGATGAAGAAATTTCAATAATTTTTATTAGAGATATGGTTAAACAAGTTTTGAGAGGATCACTAAAAGGATATATCGGAGGCGTACAAAGTGCTGATACAAACAATTTAGTATCGGCAAGAGTTAATTCTATTATGTCAGGTCTTGTTACACAAGGTTTAATTACAAGTTATCAAAACATTCGGGTCGAACAAGATAAGGTCGATCCAAGACAAATTAACGTATACCTGCAATTCGCTCCAGCTTATCCTATAAATTACATATTTATAGATATCGAAGTTGGGGTTGTTTAAAATAGGAGAAAACAATGGCAGATTATCCAAGCACAGGAACAATACTCGATAATCCAAATACTGGATCTAAGACTAGAACTGGTCTTTCAACACAGATTATCGTGTATGTCAATGGGGAGCCTGTTGGGGCAATACAGTCTTTCCAGGAAACTCAAGCAAGAAGCAATAAGAGAATTTCAGAAGTGGGAACCGATGGAATAATCGAAATAGTTCCACAGGCTCCAGCGCAAGTTACGCTATCAGTAAACAGAATAGTTTTTGATGGCCTCTCTTTGCCGGAATCTTTCTCAAGAGGTTTTAAGAATATTCATGCTCAAAGAATTCCATTTGATATAGTAGTTATAGATAAGTTTACAGGCACAGATAATGATGCTGTAGTAACAACTTATCATAATTGCTGGTTTAGCAACCTAACAAAGACTTACCAAGTTACTGACTATACAATCGCAGAATCTGCAAATATAGATTGTGAATTCGTATCCTCCACTAGGGCTGGCGAGGCTGTTGCCGAAAGCCAGGGCGTTCAGGGTGGTCGTGAAATTCCGAATAGACAGACCGATGCCGTCGAACAAGCTACTGACTCCGGTCAGGCAGGACGACGCGGCGCTCTAGATTTCCCGGGGCTTATTTCCGCAGCTTATTAAGATAGATTCATTGAATATATAAAACACCATCTTTTTCAAGGTGGTGTTTTTATTTTTATAAAATAGTATAATAATTTTAGTATAATCTAAGAAAAGGAGATTGCATGCCCAGAAGAACTGGAAAAATTACTCGTTCTGAAGAAACTGTTGAAGATGACAATATAGAGATTGAGCGTGTTGAAGATGATCTTCAGGACAACTATGCAAACACTATGCTCAATTTGGACAATTTAAGAGACCTAATCTTTCTAGGAAGGCTTAGCGAGACGGTGGACATAGCAGGTTTTAAATTTGTTGTATCTACATTATCTGGCAATCAGCAAAGAGAGATTATGCATCAAATTATGAAGTTTGACCAAACTGAAAGGTTGCTGGATATAAAGCCAATAACAGTATCATATGTTATTGAGTCAGTTAATGAAATTCCTCTTGCAGAACTTTGTAAAGATGATTCTTTAACAGAAGACGCAGAAAGACGATTAGCTGTTGTGTTAGACATGCAATCTGTTGTTATAGAAAAAATATATCAAGTTTACGAAAAGCTATCTATAGCTTCTAATAAGGAAATTGGTTTAGAAGATTTAAAAGCGTAGCTGAGGAGCCCATCAGCAGGCTTCGTTGGAATCTATGTAAGGCTTGGAAGTGTTCCATCGATGATGAAAAATTTCGGAACATGGGCGAGGCCCAAATGGCTTGGTACGCTCAAATGCTTAGACTCGATCAAGAAGACGAATACAGATACCATTTAGACTTTGTTGAGTATATGGCATCATTTTGGAATTCTGACGCTGTACAAAAAATTAGAGACATGAGAGACATGAAGGAAAGTGATAGATTTGCTTCAGACGAAGAATTTGAAAGACAAATTACAGAAAGAGACTTTAAAAAGAATGAAGATTTGATTAAAGCAATAAAGGATAAATATAAAAATACTAATTTAGATGATATTGATAGAGATAGATCACGAAGCGCTAGGGAGTCTAGATTGCCAAGGGATATGTCTAAATT